TCCGAGGCCGACGGCGATGCCGAGACTGACGCTGACTCCGAGGCCGACGGCGATGCCGACTCACTCTGGGATGCCGATGGACTCGCTGACTCCGAAGCACTCGGGGATGCCGAAACTGACGCTGACTCCGATGCACTCGGAGAAGAGTCGGACGTATACCACGCCCGAACCCGCACACGTTCAACATAACCGGTGACGTTTATGCTGGCTGTCGTTTGCAGGTGCAGAGACAGAGCCACGCCGAAATTGCTGGCGTGCAGATCACTGCCTCCAAGCGTTTTACCAGCGTGGTCGTCATCACCGCTGAGTTGGTAGGTCGTTTCCGATGTCTCAAAAGCGTCGTCAACGCCCAGCAGATCAACAGATTGGATGCTTCCGGCAACAATTAGTCGTGAGGCATTTATGGTAACGTAGATCGGCCCGGCTTTGTGCGACGCCTTAGCGATGATCTCGATTTCAATGGATTCGATGTCAGCATCAGCAGGGAAGTCGTCTGTATCAAATCCCAGGTTGGTGAGCGTAAGGTAGTAGGTATCAACGATCGAAGCGCTGTCAACAGTGTCGTAGCTGTTATCGTCGTCATCAGCATTACCGGTCGTGTCCCAATCGACGGTTCCGACGGAATTATCGGTCGATTCGGTAGAAGCCGTGTGCCAGTCGCTTACGCTCGGCTTGTCCTCGGCAGCGCTCCACGTCTGCGAGTTGTCGCCGCTGAGCGCGTTGAGCCGTCGCAGCTTGTCCCAAGCAGATGTTCGTACTGCCGAGTCGATCCAACAAAACTGTAGTTTGCCTTCAAAATAATGTCCAGTTCCGGGCCAGTTGTTGTACCCGATATGAAACACTGTGGCTCCGCTCGTTGCCCACTGAGCGTCAAGCGTGCCTCCGGTTGCCTTTGTTGATCCATCCAGTTGTACCGTTGTCGCACCACCATTGGTCCAATACAGTCGAAGCCAGTAATCAGTTCCTGCCGAGCCCGAAATACTGCCGTTAACCCGATCATCGTTATAAGCCTGATACCAACCGCCGTAAACTGTCCCAGCAAAAATTCCAAGTTCAAATGATTTGCTTTCACTGTATACTGCCCGAATCAAATGGGCGTTCGTGCTACTGAACGCGTAATCCGAATTGACAACGAAAGAAACTTGTCCCGTGTAGGGAATATCAAAAAAGCTCGCCGGATAGGCTTTGTCTGCGGCCCCGCTCCCGTTGAACTCTTGCCGCGAACATCCTGCCACACCATCCACCTGATTAGGCAGCGTGCCTTGGGCAGTCCAGTCGTGGTTGTTGCTTGTCCGGTCGTAAAACGTACTGCCGTTTTCATTCAGCGGAACTAAAGCCACCGTGTTGTCGTCGTACGCGTTAGCCGCATCATCCTGATCGCTGCCAGGGTCACCATCAAAATAGATCCACAAGTACCCGTCGGCCGCGGCCGTTGGATCGCATTTGACGGCCGCACAACCGACGGCGTAAGTGTCGCCCGTGTCGAGTTGCAATTCGTCGTACGGCAACGGGTCCGGGTCGCCTTCGATATAGAATCGATAGCGTTTCGACGTGATGTCGGCGGATAGGATTTTCGTGCCGTCGATCACCACGAGAAACGTAAAGTCTGACAGATTCGAGTCGACATCGGCCGACTGAACCGCGATCTTCGCGCGCTGGGCGTGATCGGTGGATTGCCAGACTTCGGACACTATTAAACCATTCAGAGGTAGTAAAGAAAAAGGCGGGGCGAGTGTGACACTCGACCCGCCTAACGGTCCCTATCCCGCTATCACTGACGCAGGATCAGCTGCAGCCGTACGCCTTGGCCAGACCCTTTTCGTTCCGGAATTCCAGCGTGTACTCGCCGAGCACGTGGCCCTTCTCGGCATCACCCGTCTTCGCCACCCGCTCGTGACGGAACGACCGGCCTCGCAACGGCACCACGTGAATCCGCTTGGTCGAGATGACCATCAGCGAGCCGCTCGGCATCCACCGGTTGAGCTGCACTTCCATCTCGCCGAAGGTACCTTCGTAGTAGGTTACCTTCCGCATGTAGGTCTCGTCGCCGGCCGAACCCTGCGTCACGTCGATCCGGCTGGAGTTCCATCCGTCGATGATCCGCTTCATGACCTTGTCACACACGATCAGGTCAAGATCCGTCGCACCGTTCGACCAGGCGCCCTGGATCACCGTGTCCAACGTCGATTGGGTAAGCGTACCAGTCGAGGTCGCATTGGTGGCAATGGCCTGCCACAGACCCTTCATCGTCCGGGTGTTGGCCACCGCGGAACCCCCGATCGTGTTTCCAGAAAGTCGACCGCGAATCACGGTCTTCTCCAGGTCTCGCAGCGACTCGCGGAGACGCTGCATCCGTTGGTGGTCATACTCATCGGTGATGCCGCCCAGCTTCCGAACTGCCTGCATCGTCCCGCTCACCACGATCGGCTTCTGGAAGAGCTGGCAGTAATTGGTTCGACGATCACGAGGTCGGCTCAGGTCCCCGCTGACATCGGCACCTTCGAGCGCCGCATCGCCAATCACGAAGAAGTTGTCACCCGCGGTAATCGTGGCTGCGGTCGTGCTGCCAAACCCGCGAGTGATCGTGATCGTGTTGACGCCCACCGAGGAGATCTGCACCTGCTCACCGGTCGTCTCGTTCTCCATGGTCATGCCGGCCTGCAGGTATGGATATGCAGCCGTGCCGGCCATGTGGGGAACAACGTACGTCGCGGCGTCGTCCTGCGTCACCGAAACCGAAACCGTGTTCGGACCCAGATCCTCCTCCAACCACTCGTGCAGAACGTTGTCCGCAGGAGCCGGCGCCTGGGCCAAAGCATTGAGCAACAGCGTCTCGAACGGCGCGATCATGCCGATCTCTTCGCTGACGTCCTCGGCAACGCCGTTGAACACGCCACTATCGTACAGAGCCAATCCAGTAAACGTCATCTCTTCCTCCCTCGCGTCTGGCGAACAGATCAGGTGTAGGCTGAATCAGCCGCCACCTGACTAACTGTTCAGCTCAGATTTCAGTTTTTCCACTTTTCTGCGAAGTTGGGTCACCTTTGTAACCGCCGCGTTGTCTCCTCGATTCGCAAAAGCAGCCTTCTTCGCAGCCTTCAACTCTTTCTCCGCAACCTCCAGCTCCTGCCGCTTCTCACTCTTGCGACCTGGAGACCCCGGTCCGGTTCCGGAACCTCCGCCTTCCATCTTCGGCGGCCGAAGGTACGTCGGAAGCTCCTCCTCCACCCCCTCTTGGATCGTCACGACGTTCCCGGTATTCGTCCGGAACATCCAGTCGTTCTCGACGTCATCCCACTCCAGTTGCGGCTTGAAATACCGCTCCCCGGCGGTCATGTCCTTGCACCCCACATCCTTCAAAGCCGCGATCAGGATGTTGTCCCGCTGGGTAACCTTCTGTTTTTCCTCGGCCTGCTTCCGGGCTTCCTTCTCGACATCCAGGTTTTCCCGGAGGCTGTCGATCTCCCTCTCAAACCGCTTGGTCAGCAGCTCCAACTCGCCCTTGTGCTTCTCGTCGGGCTCCCCCTTGGCCTTCTCCAACGCCTCGTTGACTTCGGCCAACTGGTTCTCCAGATCTGTAACCCGAGTCTGGAGATCCCCTGCTTCTTTCTCCTTGACCTTCAGATCCCGCTGAGCCTTGGCCACACGCTTCTTGATCGCGGCCTCAATACCGGCTTTGTATTCCGCCTCGGTGTATGTCTTCTCGCCGCCGGAACCACCTTCGCCCCCTGCTCCGTCCCCGCCACTACCAGAACCGCCCTCACCGCCGTCTTGCTCCAGACGAAAAAAGGACCACGTTTGGAACGGAGACGCCATACTGCGCAACAACATCGCTAATCCTCCTCGTGATTACGTCACGGAATCGGTCTAATCCTCGTCAGCGGCTTCGCCGCTTCCCGGTTGTCCTGAACTCGGATTGGTAAGTCCAGCCGGTAACTTCTGAAAACTCTCGGCCATGCCGACCAAAATTGGGTTCGCCTGCTCGATCTCGCCTTCGATCGTTTTGCGAAGCTTCATTGGGTGCCTCGCAAACATCTTCGACGTCACCCTCTTTTCGACCTCTTTGATAGCCGTCTCACTGGTAAGATTAGTTCTCGCGCCCGTGAGCACTTGGAACTCCATCAAGAAGTCGTCCACGCCGAACTCTCGCGGATAAGCTACCTTTCCGTCCCACTCCGCCTTCACCCACTTTGCCACCAACCGATGGATTTCGGTCTCCCCTTGCTCCAAACCTTCGGCCTTCTTGCCCAACGACTGATTGGTTTCGTTGAACTCATAGGCGTATGCAATACCGGAGGTAGCCTCTCGCACACCCAACAATCCGGTAGAACCGGACAGTTTCGATAGCCTGAAGATCTCGTCCTTACCACGATCAATCCACTCTCCGATCAGCTTCAACGGCGTATCGCCAGGCACTAAGTAGGACGGAGGCTGCGTACCCGTTCGGTACTCCAGCACGTTGTGGTGTGCTAACACCTCCGGCATATCGTTGCCGGACTCCTCCATGGTCAGGATGTTCAAGCACCGCTCGGCAATCTCCTCGTCCCCGAGGCTCGACCAGTTGAGAATGGCGATGTTGATATCCGCAATGTCCCGCAACTGAGACGACCCGAACCACCGGTGGTTCTTGGCTCGCTCGTTGTAGATGATAACCAGCGGAACGACTCCAAGCGGATTCTCCCCCTCATCTATCCGTCGCGCCTCTTCCTCCCCCTCGTCGGCCTGCCATAGCTCCCAGCTCTGTTTGGTCCAGATCACAAAGTAACGGAGATTCGCAGGCACCTCCTTGCGAAACGATCGAACAGCATCTCGCACAACCTCGATCTTGACCCACTCAAACTTGCCGTACTGATCAAGCTCCCAGTCGCGAATCTGAGGTGCCCGGACCACCGTCAGGTACGGACGAACTCCCAACGCCTCCCGCTGTTCCTCGCTCTCCAACCCCTCCACGGAGGGCGCATCTACCAGCACCCCACAATGCCCGTGAATCTGAGCAAATGCCGCCACGTCCTGGAGCAAATTGACGTAGGTCGTGCCTCGCAGATCAGCGTCGGCGTACAGTCTCTCAAACTCCTCCTCGGCCGCACTTCCTGGAAGACGTTCGATCGGCGCGTGGAACAGATACGCAACCATCAGATCAACCACCGCCGCGCAGTAGTTGTAGTAGTAGCCGCGTTTTAGCCGAACATCGAACATGTCCTGCGATTCGCGAGGGTGGCGGTGTACAAACCGATAAATGTCCTCGGCTTCGTAACAATCTTCGAACTTCCGCCACTTCTCAGACCAAGCCACGTAGTCGGGATGAGCGTAGATCAAAGCCTCGTAATCCCCGAGCGTGTCCACACTTTCCACCGCCGCAACCGCAGCATCGTCTTGCCGCTGATCCAGAAACGCGTTGGAACCGACACTACCCGCCTGAGCTTCGTTGTGAATTACGTGATCTTCTGCCATTCGGAGATCCGCCTACCGGGAGTTCTAGTAATACAGGCGAGCGCAGACAGCGGAAATCAGCCACCATCTGAGGAGTCGTGACAGCCGGACTCACTGGGTGTGGATAACCTGCGGACATCAACGATCGAGTCGCCAGCTCGGAGCAGTGAAACCGATCCCCATTCGTGTCCAGATCACGACCGGCCCGCCGCAACAACCACTGCACGATCCAGGAAGCCGCCACCACAAACTGCCACAGCGAAGGATACGCTTTGGCCCAGTGCCGCATCGCGTAAGCGGCAACGCGAGAACCGTTTACCTCTGACTTGATCGCACACCAGTACATAGCCCCAGAACAATTCTGGTACTCCGCCAAAACGTGACTCAGAGGCGCCAACCGCACCCCACGAAACGCCCGCGGCTCCAAAACACATAGGCGAGGCTCGCAGCTGGAAAGCCCAAAATCGATCCAAACCGCGATCCCAATGTGAGTTATCCGATCAGGAACCCACTCCCCATACAGAAACCAACGACGAAACCCGCCAAGCCAAGAGATGGCCTTGGAAAATAAACCCCCACCCCGACAGGCCAAAATATCTCCGGTCCGAATCTGGAACCTAGCTTGCTCGTAATCCACCCTACCACCGTCGACTACGGCCTCGATACTTCGGACCGCCCTGCTTGTGATATGAAAAGAGGGAATAGCGTAATCTGTCGAGGTGATGGTCGTTCTCCGGAACAGGCCGCCCCGACCGATCTGGCGTTCCATCCGACCGTACCGGCCACCTGTATTTGGAAAACTCCCGAATATGCCCCGTACACCACTCCATCACATAAAGCATTGGCTCCTCTTTCGGAGGGAACCCCTTGAGCAACGACTTGACATAATCGATACCAGGAGAGACAGATTTCACCGCAGGCACCGTGTATACCCCATGCTCCTGCAACTCCAGCCGATCCTGCGCATCCCAATCAGCGTAGATCACCTCACCTGACCGATAAAAAGGTGTCTGTTGGATAGCTGTCGCGTGTTCGCGCAACAACCGCTGCTCCGCCTCGTACTCACACCACACCACCCAAGCGCCGTTAGGCAAACGAACGTTCTTCCCATACACAAACGGGTGGCCGGGCGACGAGCCAAAATCAATGCCGCTCGACATCGGCCACTCCCACGACGGCTCCGGCCGACCTGATAGCTGGGCAAACTGCTCCCTGGACAGCACGTGGCGAGAAGGCTCAAAGTCGGGGTATACCAGCTTGTGCCGCGAAGGCTTGCTGTTAATCCACTCCGTCTCGAAGTGGTCTCGGTCGATCAACCGGACCTTGTCGATGAAATCGTCCACGGCAAAGAATCCGTCACACCGGTGAGCTTGTCCCTTGCAAAACGTGTAGATCGGACAAGTACCATGATCTGGGTCATCAAAACACCTGCGGGAGCACTGCTCGATCATCTCCCAAACGTTCCACTCGTAGATCGCGATGCCCTTGTCATGCGCCTCGTCCAGCAGGCGCTGCATCGACCCGTCCCCATGCTGCCTGGTAGATGTGAACACGTTCTGACCACGAATACCGTTTGCCGAGTGGGCCATCGACAAACTGACTTGAAAAACATCCCACGGGATCTCATCAATCTCATCAACACGAGACTTCTGTGGGTGCTCCCCACGAAAACCCTTCTCGGAAGCCGTGATCACCTGCAGAAGCGATCCGTTGCCGTACTCGGTTCGCGACTTGATCGAATTGATTAGCAACGGCTCCCCGGTTGTACACAGAAACTGCTCATGCGCCCGCTTGAACCACGGCTTCTCGTTGAACTCCCGGAAATACCGGTAGCATTTGTCAGCCTGGTCCTTGACGGCCCCAGCAGACGAAACCTCACAATCCGGTTTGAACAGCATGTCTAGGTGGTTGAGCATTGCCACGGCCAGAGTCTTGCCGCCTGCCCTGTTTGCGAACCCGAGAGCGTTTTTCACCCGCTCGAAGAAGAGATCCGCAACGAACTCAAACGCGGTCCGATGGCCGGGAGTAATCACCTTCTGCGGCAGCCGAAAACCGTACGCCAACCGAATGAACTCGTCCAGCTCCTCATTCGTCGAAGGCGCGTTCACAAATTTCCCAGAGTGATCCAACGTCAAGTAGTGCTGGAGCATCTGGTCATCAAGTTGTTGGCGGAACCGTTGAACTTCCCTGTCCATTGACTACCTGTCCTTGCTGGTCCAACAGTTGAAACGCCCGGTCATCCGCCCGCATCAGCTTCATAAGGAGCGCCTGCTGCTCTGGCGGAGTGTTTTCTAATAGGTCTCGGAATCGTCGCATATCATCGAGCGTCAGCCGCGGCCGGTCATGCCCGTTCTTCGTCTGCTCCTCGTCTTCCCCGCCCAGTTTCCGGCGAAGACCGATCCGATCCTTGACCTTTTCGATCTGATCCTGGATCGCAGTCAAACACCGAATCCCAGCATCCAGCGAACCGAACTTGAGACCCTGCTTGTATAGCGTCTTCAGGTCGTCCTCGGATAGAGGATTCCCCTCGGGGTCTACCAGCGCCTCGAAATCAAGCACTTGACCGGTCGCATGGTACATGGCCTTAGACCACAGCATCTCCCACTGCGCCAACCGCTCCACATCTGACCGTACTAGCTTGTCCACGATGTTCCGGCGCTGTGCAGTCAGTTCCTCGGCGCGGTGTCGCTCCGCCACCGTACCGTCATCAGGAACTGTTGCCGGCACAGCTCCCCGCACAGCCTCATCGTGCAGGATAGGGTTGAACTCGTGCTCTTCATACAGTCGGATCTTCGCCTTAACGGCTCGTTCCTTCTCAGCCAGCAGCGCTTCCCAGTTGTGGTACGGGCAATTGAAGCGGCATCGGTACTCTGCCGACGCCCACCGCACAATGGTTCCATAGTCCAAGCTCAACTCATCGGTGACTCGCCGGTACGTCCGCGTTTCGTAGTAGATATCAAACGCGCGCTTATGATGCTCCGCCGTGTAACTGCGATTGCCCATTAGCCAGCACCCCCCTCCAGCCCGACCTGCAGCTCCAGCTCACGGTAACCGGCGTACAGTCGCATCGCCTCTGCGATCTCCTTCAGCTCGATCACCGCCATAATCGTCCACTCGATCGCATCCACACGATCCTCTACCGGCGACGACTCCCACCCCTCATCTTGCAGCATGTGTTCTGGAGATTCGTAACGAGCGGTTACTGCTCGGCAGAAGTTCACAACAGGTTTCATCTGATCTCGCCACTTGATGGCAGCCGATACGCGAGGATCGGAAGGCACAACAGGTTCTTTGGGAGGCGGCGACACTCGCCAACGACCTCGCGACTGAAAGACACACTCACGCTGCGTCTCCGGGGCCAACGCAGCCACAGCCTCCGCCCGAGACACCTTGACATCCCCCGCATCCATCGCCTGCACGAGTTCTGGGATGCCGTGTTCAACCACGTAGGCAGCTCGCCGGAGTTGCCGATCGCTGGAAAAACCAGACGCCTCGGCAACCGCGTCCCGGGTCCTCTCACCAGCCTGGACGTCTACAGAACAGTCCCCCTCTTTCGAGGTATTTTGTGGGCAGTCTGCCCACAATTCCCCCTGCTCAGGGGGTATTTTGGTCTGGCCAGGTGCGCCTCTCCTCTCCTGCGACAACGCATCCAGCTCCTCCCGGATCGCCTTGGCCAAGGCCACCTTCTCGGACAACGTGAAATGCTTGTGACAGTTGTTAGCGGCCTCCTCGCACGCCAGCAACGACTGGACGTCGAGGATTCTTGCGTCGATCTTCTTCCAACCCAGACCCTGCGCCGCGCGTAACCGCCGCTCTCCGTCCACCAACCTCTTCTTGGTTGTAAGCAAGATCGACTGCAACAACCCAAGCTGGTCGATGCTTGCGGCCAAAGCCTCCAGATCACCGAAGTCCTTCCGATGTCGCTCCCCAACCACGATGTCAGCAATCTTTACCGACTTCTCCATTACGTCCTCCGTGTTTCTGCTTACTACAGGCGCCGGCCATGCAAACTAACCGGCTTCGACAGCACGTCTTGCACCCATGGTATGCTCAAGAGTAACTCGGTCACCTCCGGCACCGGACACGTCTGCCGGCAGAGGAGGTCGTACTCGACGTCTCTCTGAAGAATCGCATCTGCCTGAAACGAGCGATCTCGGATGTGCCCGCCAACAAACTGCTCGACGCGTTCAAGCACTCCTTCTGGAGAATACGCCTGGTCGAGTTGGATCTGGTAACAGACCTCGAACTCCTCGATCTCAACTGGCACAACCTCGGGCGTCGGCGGTTCTGGGTCAGCCACGGCAACCGGCTCCGCCGCCACGCTTCGATCTCCGTAAGAAGGCACAGACACCGGCCAGAACTTCTTCGCCAGCGTATGCAGCTGCGACAAGCCCTTCGGCCCGTAGGAATCCACAGCACGCAGATACCCGATCCGCTGTTCCACCGGCAACCGCTCTTCGGCGACTGCCAGTTCGTGGATCAGCCGGACAACGGCAGCGCGGTCGGCCCGGTTCAGGCCGATCGCGGACGCCTTCGCAGCCAAATCCCGTACAAGCGGAGTTCTCCAGTCGTCTGCCATCAGTTCTCCTCGCAGATCATGTCCGACGGAACCTGATCGTAGTTTTGGAAAGCCACATACGCTCGACGGATCTCTTGCCACCGAGTGGAGTCCAACCGGACTTCACGAGAAAACAGCGAGCTTGCTTCCGAAATAGACGGGAAGCGACCTTGTTTCTCCAGAAACGTTTGAACTTCCCGAACTTGATGATAGGTTTTGCGAGGAACGCGCACTCCACGATAGAGGTGGTCCACGTAAACTCGGAGAAACTCCCGGTAGATAACGGCGGAAGCGTAAGTAGAAAAGGTTTCCTTGGATTTGCGGCTTGCGTCGTAGTTAGGTGCCGCTTTCAGAAGACCGATGTTACCGGCAGCAACCAGCTCCTCCATGTCGACTTCTGTATGAGCCTTATGAAACCTGCGCGCCAGAAAGACAACAAGCGGTAAGTTCTGGATAACGATTTGATCGGAAACTTTGTCAAACTCGCGCGCTTTTGCAATGTCTTTCTGATAGATCGTAAATGTGTCCATAGGTCAAATGATCCGCCAAAGTTTCTTGGTACTTCGGTTGTAGGGCGCAAATAGCTTACCGGAGACGTACTGCTTCGCCGCCTTCATCCCGCAAACAACATCAATCGGAACACGAAAACAGCTGTACTTTTCAAGCTGCTTCTCCAGCGCGCCTGGTGCGATAACGGGTCTTTCCTGGCCTTTCCAACTTCGGACGGCGCCGTGCGCGTGTTTCTTAACCTCGATCAAGAGGATAGCTACGTGTTCATCGTAAACAACGAGATCAAACCGGTGTGTCGTGTCGTCTCGTCGAACAGATACTTCCAGGCGAACGTCGAAACCGGCTTGTTCGATGTTCTTTGCCAGGTAGAACACAATGTCGGCTTCAGAGGGTTGTCTCGGGTAGGGAAGCTTTGAACCCGGTTTCTGACAAATCCTCCACCTTTCCAAAAGCTTCCGCCGTTTAAGAGGTTTCACTGTCGGTAGGTAATCGTTCAGAACAGAAATGATCAGCTCTCGTGATCTCCTAGGATGCCGAGATCGAATCATTCCTAAAACAATGGCATCCGTTTTCAGAGGAAGCGTTACATCAGCAACCTGCGTATGGACTCTAGGAGACTTCTTCCCTCTTCTACGTTGAAACCGGAACTTCTTCGGACTACTCACTCTGAACCTTCCTTTCAGAAGTCCGACAAGCGCGCAATCCTCGTACCAAGAGATAACGATAGTTGCCGTAGAAAACGGTAGTACCGTTAGGCATGGCTAGGCAGGAGCGAGTGCGCACCGACCCCTTCACCAAAGCTGACTTTGGGAAGAGATCGTTGCGGCAAGGCATGGCTGAGGCTATCGCTCGCGCATGCACCGACTGCTAGTAATTTCTGTGACCTAGCAGCTTTCACCCTGTCACACCGCGATACGCCAGACAGCGTGTACGTCGGACACCAATCATGGTCTGGAAACTCGCAGAAGCAGCAGCCTACTTCTCACCCCGGCTGCGGTTAGGGGAGGCTCCGAATGTCGTTGCGCTCGGGCGCCACACGCGAAGAGATTGTTTCTCTATCTACTATAATACGGCCAGCCCATCGCGTCTGACGCGTATTTTCTGGAAAATCCAGAGTTTCTTCCAGAAAATCGTTCGGAAACGCACGCAAGATTCGTATAATTTGAATTGTCGGGAGAAACGATACCGAAACCTCGTAGACCGAGAACCCGTAGGAGGAGAGACCGTGGCGAAGAAAACTGCAAAGAGGAATCCACCGGACGAGGCCCTGCTCAGACCGTATAGCACGTTGGAGGAGGCCCGCGCGGCGGCGAAGGGGAAGCGGGGAGTGCGACCCTACCATCTGTCGCACGGAGATTTCCAGAACTACATCCTTGCCAAGAACGCCGACATCGCCAAGAGCCGGTTCTTCGACGTGACAGGAGGTACGTGTGAGCCTGTGTCGGCCAAACCCAGCCCACGCACGAGCCGCGCACGCCTGCAGCACCAGTTGGAGGGTCTTCGCACGATTCGCAGTCAGATGACCGGCAAGACCAAAGACGCCCAGGCTCAGCAGGCCGTGGTCGATCGGGAGATCGAGTCGCTGGAGAAGCAACTGGCAGCCGTGGAGTCGGAGCTGCAGCAGGGAGAGGTAGCACCGGTTACCGATCCGCCGCCGTCGACCGGCGAGGCGACGGCACCTGCTCCGACCCCGGAACCGCCGGCGCCTGCTCCGACCCCGGAACCGCCGGCGCCTGCTCCGACCCCGGAACCGCCGGCGCCTGCTCCGGCACCTGCTCCGACCCCGGAACCGCCGGCACCTGCTCCGGCACCTGCTCCGGCACCTGCTCCGGCACCTGCTCCGGCGCCTGCTCCGGCGCCTGCTCCGGCGCCTGCTCCGGCGCCTGCTCCGGCGCCTGCTCCGGCACCTGCTCCGGCGCCTGCTCCGGCACCTGCTCCGACCCCGGAACCGCCGGCACCTGCTCCGGCACCTGCTCCTCCGGTTCCACCCATGCCTGCGTAGTTGCCGTCGTTCTGTGAGCATTTTCTTGTGGAGGGTGAGTAGATGGCAACCACGTTTACAACTGGGCAAGTGGCCAAGATCTGCCAAGTGGCGCCACGAACGGTGTCTAAGTGGTTCGATTCTGGTCGCCTGAAGGGGTACCGCCTGCCTGGATCGCAGGACCGTCGTATTCCGCGGGCGTACCTGCTGAAGTTCCTGAAGGAGCACGGCTTCCCGATTCCCGCGGAGCTTCAGGAGCAAGAGGTTACCGACGGAGAGGAGGCTGCTACGTGATCACGAAGGAATACATCTCGCAAGCGGTTCGTACGGAGAGCATCGTGGGTTGCGTGGTTGCAGATGCCGGGATGCTCTACGACCTCCTCCGACGGATGTGTGCCGACGGGGAAACCCTCGATCTGCTGAAGAAGAGCATCTTCTATGTGAGTTCCGAGTCGGAGCGGAAAGCTGGTGAGCGGGTATATGGGAGAGAAGTGTACCGAGACGATCGACCTCGCGTCCGCTTCCAGGTAAACCCGAGGATCGTCCATGCCGCTATCGGCAAGGCGACAGAGGCGTTGGAGCTGCTTGATGCGATACGAAAGCACTTGTTTTGCGATCAAGACCTGGACATGACCAACGTCTTCGAAGAACTCGGTGACGGGTGGTGGTACGACGCCGTTCTCTGCGACACAACCGGCTTCGATCCGGCAGACGTGATGGAGCGGAACATCGCCAAGCTGCGATCCCGGTATCCCGAGAAGTTCGACGCGGAAAAAGCTGCCAACCGGGATCTCGCGACGGAGCGCGAGATTCTGGAAGGCAACACACCCTCTCCCAAAGGAGCGTAGTGGGATGGCGGAAGCAGATTACTCTCAGATGCCCTGTCACGACTACCAACGCCGTAAGTGCGCCGAGCTTCGGCCGGTAGTCAATGTAGGTTGCAAGGAAGATCCGGCGAAACTCGGCCGCGACTTCGATGCGGTCAACTGCGACATCAACGACTACGACCCGCAAGAACGGCTCAGTCTGTACGAGGTGCCAAACTTCGTGCGAGCGGACGCCTGCGCCTTGCCGTTTGACGACGAGTCCTTCGAGGTTGCCGTGGTCGGGGAAATGCTGGAGCACTGCCCGTTTGACGCCGCGGTCCTCGTGCTCCTCGAAGCGTGCAGGGTGATCCGGCCCAGCGGTCGTATTGTAGTCACCATACCTCTCGATTCGAGGCCGCCGGAGGTGCAGCACGAGCCCCACCTGTTGACCGTGTGGGAGCATGGGATCACGTCCTGGCACCAGACAGTCTGGACCGATTCCATGTTCCGCAGCTTGCTGCAAAAGACGCACTTGCAGGAGATAGAGGCACACCGCGAGGAACTGGAGTACGGATTCTGCCGAGGCTTTGGTGCCGTACTTGTAAAGGACTGATCATGGCTGCACCCAAAGAAACTGTCTCCACGTCTGCGCTGCGAGAGATTCCGGATCTCGGAATGTTCATGCAACGCATCGGACCGCTGCACCCGGAACAGCTGGCCAGTCTGGCACAGCGGACGCGGCGGTCCTTCAATCTGATCTACGTGTTCGAGCCAGGCACGGCTCACGCAAACATCAACAAGGTGTTGGACCGCGTGCGATCCCGGTACGTTGTCATCATGGACGACGATCTCGTGTTCCTAACTGACGGCTGGCTGCAAAAGATGCTGGACGTCATGCAAGAGCACGAGGACATCGGGATGCTCGTGCCCTTTGAGGTGAAGGACGAGAAAGACAAGGACGCCTATCTGGCCGATCCCTCCACGAACCCGAACTGCGCTGCGCACTTGGAACGGATCTCGATGAGACCTTGGTGCCCAGGCTACGTCATGATGTTCGATCTGGATCGCCTGGACGACCTGCGGGCGGATGAGAGTATCCCGGGTCCTTCTGGGATGTCGGACCTCGATCTCTCGCTGCAGGTCCGGTCGCAAGGGTTCAAGTGTGCCTGCTTGCACGATGTGCTTGTGTATCACCCGTGGAAGCCGCTTGACAGAGCGTGGCGGCGGCGGTGGGCGATCGTCCAGGAAGAGGACCTCAACGAGTTGCACCAGGCGCAGTGCCGGTATATGCACAAGAAGTGGGGCAGCTTCTTCCTACAAAACCGGAACCTACAAATCATGGAGGTGCGGGCGTGAACGTACGTGACGGTCGTATTGCAGTTGTGGTGCCCACAATCCGGGATGAGTGTTGGGAGGAGTTCCTGAACGCCTGGTCGCCTATCTTCCGCAAGCACGAGGTGTATCTGCTAAAAGTTCGAGACGGTGATCAGCAGCATCTGCAGGTGCTCGACCACTCCGAGAGCGACTGCCACCCTTTGGATGGGCAGCGAATATCGGCTCCCGGAGTGCTTGACCACAACGCTCACTTTATCCACAGGTACACGCCTGCGTGTCGAAACCTCGGTTTCGCTGCGGTCGCCGCGTATTTTGAGGATGTCAGTGTAATCGTGACCTTGGACGACGACTGCCTACCGGTTTCCTACGCGGATGATGGCGACTTGCTGCTGGGTATCCAGGAAAAAGGCGAAGACACCATTGAGCAGCACCTAACGGCATTGGACCAATCGGTGCCGATTTCGTGGGTCAACACGATGGAGGCTCCGGCGTACCCAAGAGGCTTTCCGTACGGTATCCGCCAAGAAGCACCTGTGATGCTGTCTCACGGGGTCTGGCACAACGTACCCGATTGGGATGCTCCAACCCAGCTGGTGAAAGGCGACGATGCAGAGTACGCAGGCGGCTTCTTCCGGGGCGTGATACCAAGAGGAACGTACTTCCCGATGTGTGGGATGAACGTGGCCTTCCGCCGGGAGCTGTTGCCGTATGTCTATTACGCACCTGTCAGCAGTACACCGGGTTGCGAACGCTTCGACGATATCTGGGCAGGCATCCACATCAAGGAAGCTTGCGACCGGCTCGATTACGGAGTGGTGTCGGGTTATGCGGTAGCGGAGCATGTCCGCGCTTCGAACGTTTTCTCCAGTCTTAGGCAGGAGGCAGTCGGGTTGCAGGTCAACGAGACCTACTGGCAGAACCACGGTAAAGCGATGTTACCGGCTTTTGCGGAGACCTACGCGGAAAAACGGCAGCGGTGGGAATCTCAAATACGAGAATTTTTGCACAAGGACAGCCCGTGCTTTACGCGTACCAAGAAGAAAGCGTGAGGACCGGCTTGATCCACACGTCGGCGATCGCAGGTTCTCCGGAAGACTTGCTGGAGCTGTTGGCGCAGGATGACCCGAGCCTATCTGCTGTACTAACAGATGCCATCTTAGAACTGAGAGATCGGCCTGAAGGTGTTTACCCGCTAACAAATTCCGAGGAGATACAAACCAGCTTAGCTGTTGCGGAAGGGTTTCTTTTTACACCGGAGCAGGCCCCCACCCAAAAACCCTCTCTACCTTGGAAGGGACTTGAACCCTCAGAGAACTAACCATGCAATTCGAATACATGCTGCTCAAGCTGAACAACGTAGTGGAACTAGGGCAATCGGTAGTCGTGTCCCCGGGACCTGCTGATGTGCCTCGCGAGCTTACGGCTGGACTCAACAAGCTCGGCTCCGACGGATGGGAGCTGTGCGGATTTTCCGCAACGATCGACATGTGGGTGTTCAAGCGAGAGAAGACGCAGCAAGGAACATGATGTGTTGGACGAGGAAGAAGCTCGGCTGTGGAAGGCATACAAGGATCGCGGGTCGACAACGGCTCGCGAATCGTTGGCACGGAAGTACATGCCGTTTGCAGAGAAGCTGGCAAAGTCAGTTCTGGTGCGGGCGCCGACCTGGGCAGACGAGGACGTGATCTACTCGGGGGCATACTCTGGGTTGTGTGATGCTCTGGGTAAGTTTGAGCCTCATCGCCGGAACTCCTTCAAGACGTATGCCACGCCGAGAATCTTCGGTGCTATCAAGGACGCTATCCGAGAGCAGGACGCTAAAAGCCGCACTACCCGGGACAGACAGAAGCAGGTTAAGCAGGCGGAGGAGAAGCTTCAGCAGCAGTATCATCGGCTTCCAACGGAACCCGAACTGTTGGCGGAGTGCTCCTTGTCGCCTGTTGACCTTGCGGCAGTCAGGCAACAAACGCTGTCCTTGGAGCGTTGTGTTTCTGTGCTCACAGAGAATCGTAGTGTCGCCTTTCGAGAACGGCTCGTAGCGTCGGCGGAAGAACCGGAGATGGACCGGGAAGACTGTCTGCGACATGTAATGAAGGGGCTGGATCTACGGGAGCAGACGATCGTCTACTTGTACTACGTTTGCTCAGCGACAATGAAACAAATCGGAGAGGTGCTTGGGGTATCAGAGTCGTGGGTAAGCCAGCTACACAGCAGGATTATTATCCGGTTACGAGGCTCACGTTCCGCCTCGGAGGCGCTTCTCCGATGAACCTGGTATTACGGTTGCGGAGATTACGGAGGTGTCGTCACTGGGTCATCACAGGTGTCCCAGATCGTTACCGGAAGTGGGCAGGCCCCTACAACAAAAGTTCCGAGGCAATCGAAGACAAAAAAGGACTCCTCACGTTTTACCAGGCGAATCCGGAGTTTGCTCGCATGGATGACGAACCGCTAACCCTGGCTCCTCCAAATACCTCACTAGGAAGGTTGATTGTAAAAACACGTGCGGCGATGGAACACCTACGACCGGATACCTTGGAGTGGTTCCAGAGCCGAATGGAGTACCTGCTGCACTTAGCGGAACAACGGCGGTTGCCGGAGGAGGCGTAGCCGTGCATACTCACATCCGCTGGATGATCCGCCGGGACATGCCGGAAGTGCTTCAGATCGAGGAACAGAGTTTCGAATTCCCGTGGTCCGAAGAGGATTTCATCCGCTGTCTGAGGCAGCGGAATTGTATCGGCATGGTCGCCGAATACGACGAGCGCGTGGTCGGGTTCATGATCTACGAACTCCACAAGTCGCGCTTGCATATCCTCAATTTCGCAGTTAACCCCGAGTGTCGCCGACACGGCATCGGGGATCAAATGATCGCCAAGTTGATCAGTAAGCTGTCGTCCCAACGCCGCAACCGGATCATGCTGGAAGTGCGGGAAACCAATCTCGACGCCCAGCTGTTTTTCCGCACCGCCGGCTTCCGAGCCATTTCCGTGCTGCGGGACTTCTACGACGACACCACCGAAGATGCCTATCTCATGCAGTACCGGTACCAGCCGGAAGAGAAGCCCTCACCGGTAACACTTATCAGCCGATTAGCCTTTTAGGAGGGACAAAATGCGTCTCGTTAAGCCGTCTTACGATGTCAACCTGCCTGAGTCTCCTGAGAAGATGCTCAGGCGAATCGAGCTTGCTGGCCGCACCTGCTACAAGAGTGAGGATTGCATCACCGAGGACTCATCGCGAACGTTTGTCCGGTCGCTGATACGTCGCGGGCACGAGTCGGTTTTGGAGCATGCCGGATTCTCCGTTCGCTTTGTTATCGATCGTGGGGTTTCGCACGAGCTGGTGCGGCATCGCTTGTGTGGATTCTCGCAAGAATCAACACGATATTGCAACTACGGAAAGGCAGGGCAAGTGACGTTTGTGATTCCGCCGTGGTTGGATCTGCAGCCTGGAACATTCAAGCAAACATCAGAATTCCTTGGCGGCCCGCCATTGACATGGGGGATGGCAATGCTACAGGCGGAGCAAAGTTACCTTCGTTTGCTTAGTGCCAAATGGACCCCACAGCAAGCCCGATCCGTTCTCCCCAACTCCCTGAAAACCGAGATCGTCACAACGGCCAACCTCCGGGAGTGGCGGCACATCATGCGGCTGCGAACGGCGAAAGCGGCCCACCCGCAAATGCGCGAGATAATGATTCCGCTACTCGCGGAACTCAAGCGAGATCTGTTGTGCGTGTTTGAAGACATCGAGCCCAACGTGTAGAAGCACCTGCGATGCCTGATATGACGATGTGCCACGGGACCGGTTGTGAGCAGAGGCGGGAGTGCTGGAGATACAAAGCACCGCCCGACCTCGACAGCCAGTCGTATTTTGCCAAACCTCCAGTCGACCAGGAAACTGGTGATTGTCGCTACCGGATTCCATTCGCAAACTCGCAACCGTCGGACACAACTCCGATCAACCAGGCTCGCCGGAAGCTCGCCATGCGGATCGCGGAGACGATCCGCGAGTGCGTGCTCGACCCGCGAGCAGCGGGAGATTTTGGTCTCGACGAAGCCGTGAACTGGATCGCCTCGTTGATTCCTTCGACAACGGCGGAGATTGAGACGGAGTTGGACGGTTGGCAAATCCCTACTGAGGTTTACGGAACAAAAGCGCCCGAAGGCCCGTCCCCGATCCAGCGCCTCAAAGATGCTCTCGGTATGCCACAAGCACGAATAAAGGAAGCCTTGGAAGCCGCGGTACAGCGGCTCAACGCACAAAAGGACGATACAACCTCGCCTGCTGCTGCGTAGGCGGCTCGGCCGGTTGGTTTAGTTTACGGACACGGAGGGTGTCATGCGATTTGTAACGGTTTGGAGTCTGTTGTTATCACTGGCAGCCGCAGCCTTCGGCGAGCCGTCGGAGGTCGTCCAGAAGAAGCACGAGGAGATGCTCTACCCGGTTGTCCGGGTGACCGTCGGAAGTGGGGGTGGATCTGGTACGGTGCTCTACAGTGAAGACCGTGGAGACGGCTGCCAGACGTACGTGCTGACGAACCATCACGTCGTGGACGCTGCGATCAAAGTGGAGAAGACGTGGTCGAGTCTGCTGCAGATGGACGTCAAGCGAGAGGTCAACGATCCGATCAAGGTCGAGGTCTTCCGCTACTCCGACGGTTTTAGGCAGGACGTCTGCGACTCGTATCGTGCGGAGATTGTAGCCCACGACAAGGATCACGATCTCGCCCTGGTGAAGATCCAGACGTCGCGTAAGCTGGACTATGTGGCCAAGCTGCTACCAAAAGACACAACCGTGACCATTTTCGAGCCGGCGTGGTCGGTAGGCTGCTCTCTGCTACACCCGCCGGTTGCCGCGGACGGAATGGTTACCTACCTGGACGACGTGATCGATCGCAAACTGTACTGGATGGCCTCGGCGCCGATCATCTTCGGTAACAGCGGAGGCGCCATGTTCGTCCAGAAGAACGGCAATTTCTTTTTCGTCGGGGTGCCTAGTCGTGTAGGGGCCACACACTCTCAGGCGGTGGAGCACATGGCTTACTTTGTACCGGCTTCTCGCGTGCGCAAATGGCTGGCCGATGAGCACCTGACGTTTCTGGTGGATGTGGAGAAAACGCCTTCGGAGTGTTTCGCAGCGAGGAAGGATTTGCGGCAGAAGGCGGAGATGACGGCTGCAAAGGCTCCGAAGTCGGACTAGGTTCACTTGATGAGAGGGAGGTTGTGATGGCTACTGGCGATGTGGGGGTGTCTAATCAGCAGGTGGAGTTGGACGGCCGCTGGTACTGGCCGGATTCGTATGGCTACCGAAAAGCGTTGGAAGACAAGGTTGCGCAGCTGGAACAGGTGCTCGGTGAGTGTGGATTGATACTCGACGACACTCCGCGGGTAACCGTAACGCTCGACGGCAACGCATACTGGGAGCACTCCCAAGAATACCGAGACGCTTTGTTGGAGAAGATTGATCGCCAGGCTGCTCGCATTCAGGAGCTGAGGAATCACTTGGACTGGATCGGCTGGTCGGCAGAGGGTGTCTTGCGGGCGAAACGGCAGGTAGCGGATTTGGAAAGATGCGCGGCCGCCCAACAACGGCAGCTTGATACTTTGGGCGAGGCGGCCCGCATACTAAGAGACCTTGGCACACCACAACCAGCTACAGTTTGTCATTCCTAACCAAGAGCTAATCATGCAACAACCAACCGACGAAATGGTCGCAAGATTCCGCAGTCGGACTCGCGAGCATATTGCCCGCGTTGCTCAGAACCTGCGCGCAGTAGCAGGGCAATTCCGGTATCGCGACGAGCTGCTCGTGAGAGCAGAGACGCACGACGAATCGAAATTCGGTGACGCCGAGTTCCTTCCGTATGTCTGGCTCACCGAATACTACCGGTGCAAGAACGCGGGCGAGCCTTTCGCCTATCCGCCGGGAGTCGCGGAAACGGTTGGGCTGGCTGTTCAGGCACACTACCGAGCGAACCGGCACCATCCGGAGTATCACGAGGCGACAAAGCTCATGACCTCCGCGGACATCGTTGAGATGGTTTGCGACTGGACGGCAATGGCGCAGGAGCTGACCCCAGCTTCGCCGACGGCAAAGGATTGGGCAGACAGGGTTATCGGGACGAAGTACCTCTTCACACCCGGACAGGTCCGACGGATCTGGCAGGCGATTGAGCTGTTGTCGTGAGCAGAACAAGTGAACTGGAAAGATCTAAAACCCGGCGCCACCGTGTACCACAGTCTTCTTACCCACTACGGGAAAGGTGAGGTACTTCAGGTCGTTCTCGTCACTCTGCTCGAAGCTTTGTTTGAGCAAGGAACGCGACGGGTGCTCGTCCAGTTCGAAGGCTGTAATGAACCGGTACGCACGGTTGCCACGCTGCTACGGAAGACGCCGAACAAGAAGAAGATTCGCGAGATGGTGAAGTTCTACCAGAGGCGTGGGACGCCGGCGGAAGACGGTGGAGATCGGTTAATCCTGCCAGATAAGGAAGTAGGTTGACGTGAGTAGTGAAATCGGAGCCGCCGTAGTCCTGCAAGGCGACTGCCGGGAGATCGTTCCGAATCTCGGGCAGTTCTCCTTCATTTTTGCTGACCCACCGTTCAACATTGATCAGGCGTATGTGGGGTACGACGATAGCGATCCGGAATTTGAGCGACTTTTGTGGGAAGCTGTTCCGCGATGCTGGACAGCCTGCAACGGTGTGATGGCTCTCCACGGACCAGACGCTCTCGTCGAGATCTACCTGCAGATCCAACGTAGTTTGGGGATGCGACGAATCGCCTGGGTCAACTGGCACTACCGTTTTGGGCAATGTACCCGATCCAACTGGATCGACGCTCGGTGTCACTGTCTGATCTATGCCAAGCACAACACGTACACCTGGAATCCGGAAGATGTGTTGGTCGAGTCGGACCGGGTTACCTACGGTGACAAGCGGGTCAACGAGACAGATCGCGGCGGAATGCGTTTGCCTGGGACTGTGTTCGGCGTCCCGTCTGACGGACCGTACTGGGGTCGCGTACAGGGAACAAGCATCGAACGAAGGGCAAGCAGTCCCAACCAACTACCAGAACGCTACCTCGAACGCTTGATCCGTGCCTACACCAACCCTGGTGACCTGGTACTCGACCCGTTTGC